CTCATCACAGAGTTGGCCAACTGATCAGGCTGAAGTCGGCCACCTTGAGCCGTGAGGTTCCTGGCACGATTCCAAGCCATGTAGTCATTGATCATGTTGAAGTCGTTAGGCTCCAACACATCGCGAATGATCTGCATGCGATTCGGATCTTGAACAATGTCGTCAAGACTTTGGATTCCACGCCTGACATTTGCAGGTCCGGTTTCTGAAACGTGATTCAGAACAGCGGTTGCAGCATTCCTGCGAACTGCATCGCGAATTGCTGGACTAAGCTGGTTGAGTGCATCCTGAACAACCTGTGGATTTTCAGAACGCAAAACAAAATCCCTAACAAACTGAGAAGGGTCAGTGTCAGGATTCAGTTGGTTTCTTTGAACACGCCGAGTTGTCGTGTTGAAAAACTCTTCAGCCCTATCTCTGGACTGTCTTGCAAGGTTCGCAACGGTGTTCCGAAGAGTCGGAGATGCGATGGTTCCAAGGTTATCCGTGATTTCAGTCAACGCCTGAGGACTGATTCCAGTCGCAACCGGAATTGACATTCCGACGTTTTGAGTGCGTACCGCATCGTTAAGAATCGATTGCAACCTGTTTGCGTTTGCCTCGTTTCCGGCGACGATATTTCTAACACCCTGAGGAAGCTCCCTGAAATTGTTTGCAAAAGAAGACAGGCTTTCAGTTGGAACACCGCCGATGTCAACGGTTCCTGCGCCTCTCAAAGAATCGACAAAACCTCTGCGAATTTGATCGAACTGGATTCTACCCTGAGGAGTTGTCGTCAGAAGATTTCGAACGGATTCAAAACCGGAAGGTGAACTCGCCAAGTCGGAGAAAAACTGTTCGGTGTTTTGATAACCGCCTTCTGCGGCAGGAATGGAAGCCCTTCTGATGATCTGGTTGTCTTGAAGAAGATTGAACCGATTTTCAGCAGCCCGTTGAGCTGCAACAACTTCGTTTTCAATTCCAAGCCTACGAGCGGAGGCAAGCTCTTCTTGCTTCAGTGCAGCGCGAAGTCTTCGAAGTTGGTTCTGAGCAACACCGGGAGCGAATTCTTGAAATTGGTGAATCAACCCATCGACAGATTGGCGCAATCCAATAATCTGCTCAAATGTCTGTGGGCTTCTTGCGACATCAAGCAAGGCTCTTGCCCTTGAAGATGCTTCGTTAAAAAACTGAGAAGGAATTCGTTCGACAGTAGTTGTCGGAGTCCCACCGATAATTGGAGACGGAGTAACTGTAACACGCTCTTCAGTTGCTAAAGTTCCAAGCACATCGTCAATTGTGTCTCGCAAGTTTTGACCTGGAGTGACGGGAACTTCTGGTTGTCCACCCAATCTCGTTGTTTGGGCTGTTCTTGCTGTATTGTAAGCATCATCAACAATTCCACTCAGCCGCTGATCTTCCCCGCGAATAAAACCGACAGAATTGTTGGCGGCATCTTGAAGTGATGCAGCTCTTGGAGAGCGAGGAAGAATGCTTCCAATGACGCCCTCAACTTCTCCAACAGCCTGACCACCTGCACCAGCAGCACTTCCACGCAAAGCTTGTCGCGATGCAGCTTCAGCACCAAGAACCTCTTGTTGAGCTACTTGAGCCGCTCCACGATCTTGCTGCGCCTGAATTCCAAGCTGACCGCGAATCCGTTCTGGAAGCGCTTGTTGAGCGGCAAGACCGCTTGAGCCAGGACCAAAAGTTCCCGGCACGTTTCTTCCTGTTTGTTGCGTAGCGGTCAGCGGCGCGGTTCCAGCTCCAAGCGTTTCTTCAAGACGTTGGCCAGCTTGGCGTCCTTGTTGAGCGATTTGCTCTTCTGTGGTTTGAGTCCGAGGTGCGCGTCCTAATGCGCCGGTTGCGCCTCCGGTGACAGCACCAAAAAGAGCGGGAAGTTTAATTTCACTTCCAATTTCCTCCCAAGTAGGAAGCCGACCTTGATCGATGTATTTTTGAAGAACATCTCCGACCGCAGCGGCCGTGGCGTTTATGCCAGCTTGAGCTGAACCTTGAGCAATTCCGGCACCCAGAGGGCCGACAGTTCCTTGAAACGGCCTAAGAACAGGAGTTGCAGAAACAACACCACCCTTAACAAGCTGACCCTCAGAAAAATCTTTTCTTTGCCCAGCTAGATATTCTCCGGTCTGGCCAAGAACTTCTCCGGCAAAACCTGCACCACCCATAGCCATTGCTGCGGGAATAACACCGGCTCCACCAGTCATTGCTCCGACGGCAGCAACGGGTGCAATTCTAGCAGTCGTAATAGCCGCCTGAATAGCCGCTTCTTTAGTTCTTTTCTTTTCTTCTTCCGAGGTTGCAGCACTAGGCGGAGCGGTCATCACGCCGGGACGCTGAAAATATGGCGTTACATATTGGCCAGCCTCCCCTTGGATAGCTTTCTGCTCGCCTATTTTACCGGCGTCATCAACAGCCGCCTGAAGCTGTTGCGGAGAGCCAGCTTGAAACATGCTCGCGTAAGGGTCAGTACCAGTCCGCTGCGGAGCTTGATACTGCGCGGACATCGCGGAAGTTTCAGGAGCAGATTGGCCAACCGACCTGAACACCTCTTCAAGCTCTTGCTCTGTAGGAGGGCTATCTCCGACAAGGCGAATTGTCCTTCCGGTGGACGGATCGTTGATTCGATATGTTGGCATTATTGTCCTTCAATAAACATTTCAAAACGACCGACACGATTCGAAGCTGGAGGAGTTGCAGGTTGAATCGTGCCACCTTGCGGACGGTTTGCCCGAATGTTTTTGAAAACATCCTGAGGAGAAATCGACTGTTCTTGCGAAACCGAAGCCGGAGCCGCTTGCTGCTGCTGACCAAACGGGGCAAATGGCAACCTGTACTTTGTAACAAGCTCGTTGGCCTGACGAACTTGGTTTGGTGTAATCCTGTACTGATCCTTAAAAGAGCGAATCGTTCCGTAGTAGTCTTCCGCAGCTAGAGAAGCAAAATTCCTGACATCATCAGCAAAGTTGTTGCTCTGGATATTACCGAGAGCGGCCTTAAGCCTCTCCATTTCCTGAGATGTGACTGCTTTGCCGGACTTCTCGAACGCAACCGTGTTAAAGTTGCTCTGAAACCTTTGAAGCAATGCATACGCTTGTTTTTCTTCCTCAGTTTTTGCGGAAGAAATTTTCCTCTTTAGCTCTTCAATCTTGCCGTCGATAAGTCCGACGTATTTTTGAATGGCTCCAGGTCCAAACTGTTTTTCAAAGTTGTCGAGCTGATCAGCAAGCATCGACGCAGAATTAGAAATGGTTTCATCGCCCCTGATGCGTTTCTGATCAGTGCCTTCTGGAGTTTTCCATTTTCCGGTCAGAGCGTTGTTTCTGATGTACGCATCAGTCTGCTCGTCTGGTTTTCCAAACGCAGATGTGTACTCAGATACGGCAAGTTCAGCGTTACGCTCTTGAGTTCTTTCAGCCGGAGACTTTCCACGTTCCTTGGCCAACTTAATCGATTCTCCAATCCTCTGCTCAAACGGAAGATTGTTGTCTGTCTGTGTAAATGCAGACCTCACATCTTGAGAATACCCAGCAAGCCGCTTTTCTTCGTTCAGGCGAGGTATGTTTGCCTGATAAAGCTGCTCGTTTATCCTTCCGTTTTCATCAAAAACATCGACGCCAAAAGTTGACAGCATGTCAGCCGCATTGTTGATCCTCTTGGCTTCGTACTGTTCGCGAGACTTCGCCAATTTTGCTCTTGGAGAATACTGCTGAAGACCTTGATACGCTTGAATTGCGTTTTGGTTGAATGTCTTCGATTTGAACCGAGGAAGCACGGGCATCTTTGAATCGACGACCGGATCGTTCAAATAGTTGGCCACATCCTCATTGAACTTCTGAAACGCATCGTACTCAGCGGTCTGATTGGCCTGCTCCTCCAACGCCTGAGCATAAGCGTTCGACTGGATCTTGTTCTGAAGATCGTACTGACGCTGACGCATCAACTGATCAGCAGTCTGCATCTGCATCTGCTCCATCATCCGCTTCTGCGTCTGCGCGCGGTCGAACAGAGATGCGCCTAGCTGAAATGCTTGAAGAGTTTCGTCGGCCATAAATTTTAACCCCAGTTAGAAGGATCGGTTGGTCCGCCAATGTTTGTTCTCGGGAAAGAGTAAAGCTCAGGATCGTTCTGCGGATTGTATGAGCCGGAAGAATATCCTCCCGGCATCTGCTGCATCATTCCACGCTGAGTGTAAGCACCGCCAGCGAATCCACCGGCAGAAGAAAGCGCACCTCCGATTGCAGCCATCGTAGGATCAGGCATTGCAGCCACCTGAGCGGCTTGCAAGTCGCGGTTGTACTGCTGCTGATTTTGCTGCGACAGAGCGTTGATTCGCTGAGATGGCGTGATAAACATACTACTAATTGAGAACGGCTGTGCCATGCCAAACGTCCGCTGCTGCTGAATAAAGTTCTGCGCTTGAGCAAGACCTTGATTCTGAAGCTGCATCGATGTAATGCCCAAATCGCGAGCAGTCAGAGAACGACCGAATCCAGATCCTGCTCCGAATCCTCCAGACAAAGCGCGTCCAGCGGTCGAACGCTGAACCTGAGCGGAAACCTCGGGCGAGATTTCACCTCGCAATGCTGCGCCAATGTTTGCTCCAGCCTGAGAAACAAGCTGGTCATAGCCGGGAATTGCGCGACGAAGCTGCGACTCAAGCTGAGACTGCTCGGCGGCGGTCGTCTTCTGCGCCAGCTCGGTGGCAGGTTGTAGCGCAGCGATGTTCTGCTGAATCGCTTGCTTTTGCTCGGCCTCGAAATTGATTGGCTTGAACGCAGGAACCTTCGGCTTACTTCCTTTGCTTAGGAGTCCGCCAATAAGGCTTGAAGCCCCCATAATTGCCGCACCACCTAGAATAGCTCCCATAAATTAAAAAACCTCCTTCACAAGACGATTGCCATTCTCAATCGAGAACACCTTTTCAGGTTCGTGACGCTGGATGTTCATGGTTACCAAACGCGCAGCCTTCTCTTCTGGGAATGCTCGCTCGTTCTGGAAGCAATGAACCCACACACGACGCAAAGTATCCAACTTAAAAAGTTCTCCTTCTTCGATGGTCATTACGCCATGAAGCGATGCCCATGCATCAGCGTATTCGCGTAACGCCTGAACCGAAGGCAAGTGAACCTCGTATCCGAATCGCTCGGTGCATTCCTTGGCCGACGCTTCCGCGTCCTTCTTGACGTACACCTTCACGGAGTCTTCAGCGACAGCCTTTGGCAAATATCCGTAGGTAGAGCAGTCAGCGACGTACTTGTACCGCGTCCGATACTCCTCAATCGACTGCTTCCAGTTCGGATCAGTCGCACCCTGCTCATGCAGGCCAATGCAGTCAGCTTCCAACGAGAAAAGGACCGACATGAATGCCGATCCGAATCGTGGAAGACCGCAGATTTGGAAGAGTTTACCTTTCATTTTTTACGCACAAAGAAGTCCAAGCAGCAGTCCGCGCTAAGATGAAGATGGCCGCTTCAGAACCGGGAATCATTCCTAGTTCGTTGCAAATTACTGCGGTGTAAAGAGCCGCATTCGGGTAAACATCCTTTCCAGCTTCCTTCATCCATCCATGAAGCTGATTGATGCGACGATTCGCATTCGGGAAATCCGTCTCGATAACCTCGCGCACATGACTCCATGCCGGATCGATTCGATCCTTGAAGAACGAATTGCCGAAGCCGGGAATCTTCATGCCAGCCTCGATGGCCGACTTCAACGCTCGCTCGTCAAACTTCTCGTAAACGAATCGAGCAGGACCAATCGGACCGTGAGCGTCACCAAGCGTCAGGATAGCAGAGGCGATTCCGTTCGTAAGCTGCGCGCTTCCAAAGAAAGCGTTCACCGCAGCACCGGAACTCGCGTTATGATTGTTCCGCGCCGCCATGTCATGCGCGTCCATGACAGCTTGGAGCAGCCGGAGTTTTTCCGGCGTTGCATCTTCCAGAGCGAAATCAATGTTGATGTTCAGAACCATTGCGAGAATCCACCGCCATTTAATCCTACACCGACCATGCGTATCGTCGAAACAGCGTCACCTAGATACTGCATCGTCTGCTCCTGAACAGCTTGAACCGCTTTGGCTTCGTAGGCCACTGCTTCCTGAATCAAATCGTTCTCTTCCTTGCGAATTGCCATGACCATCAGCTTGATGGCATCGGCGCACGGAGGGATAAGGTAGTCATTTACGCTCGTCGCGTTGATATGGCGCATCTTCGCCATCACCGTCACGGGCTTGTCAGCCTCGTCGCTACATCGATCAGCGAGGTAACTGCGACGATACTGCGGCAAAGTTTCATCTGGGTCGTAAACTGCCAGATCCGATTCCAGAGCAGTCGTCGCATCAAACTCGTACAACCGGCTGACCGTGTTTGTAGCCTCGCGGATGACTCCGGTCAGTTCGGTGAATTTCTTGGTCGATTGAACGTACGGCAAGGCGAGCGTCAGCTTTTCTCCGTCAATCCACGCGCCACCCGACTGCGTTCGAATCCACTGTCCGTTCTGATCGACTCCTTGCAGCGTGATGGTCTTGCCGACATCCGAAGCGTCGCCAGGGTAGACTCGAAGATAGCTGTTAAGACCACCAGACATGTCGCGGTAAGAAACCACAGTACCACGATCAATAAGCTGCTTTCCAACGCACACTTGATTGCCGTTGAGAAGTCCATATCCGGTTTCCTGAAATTCGAACCATTGGTTGCGAACCGTTCCGACTCCGCAGCAATCGGCTACAGCCTCGATGGTTTCGATCTGACGCGGCCAAGTGATGCAGCCGCCTACCGTGTGAATTGTGAAGCGTCCGTACGCACCCGCCCACAACCCTTTATGTAGAAGCCTTCGACACGCCTGATTGATGTAATCATAAACGCGCACATCATCGACACATGTGCCGATGACCCGAGCGATTGTGGAGCGAATGTCCTGAACGATTAGCTTCATTTGGTGTAGTAGACTCGGGCAGTTCGCTTGATGAAGTAAACACCGTAGAACGGCGGCAGATTGTTGTGGCCGACAGCGTTCTGGCTATCGTTGCCAGTCTTATCGGAGGTTGTGGTTCCGATATCTCCGGTCGTAATGCTCGGGCCAGCACCGCCGCCACCGCTTCCGGCAGCACCTTGGAGGATTTGCGTCGGGTACGATCCGAGTCCACTCCATGACTTGTTGACGAGGTAGTAATCGTCGTT